GGCATTAGGCGTACCCATTTAACTGAGTTATATTTACTTTAGAAGTACCAGAAGCTGTCTTAAACTTAGCTGTCTTAATCATACCTGCATAGAAAAAGTAATCTTTTCCAGCGTATAAGGTGTGACCATTTGTTGCTGATGGGTCTGTACCATTAAATGACACAAGTACATCTGTATCTACAACATCTAGAAATACAGACTCTGTAAGATTTTTTAATGTAGGTGCGTCAACAGAAGCAGAATCAGTAACAGTAAGTTGGTTAAAACTTGTGGTGTCTACTATTCCAATGTTTTTGGGAGTTGAGGACATATTTATTTATTATTTGATCGGTTTTTTGATTTGTATTGAATACGTAAATTTCTACGAGAATTGTTCATTGGGTTCCTATCTTTGTGGTCAATATCCTTACCATTTACCGCAGCTTTGCCACGATATTTAACTACTTTCCTTCGTGCTTTGTTTCTTGATGACCTTCTTTCTACCTGCTCTGGTCTAGCATGATAATTGTCATACTCTTTTCTGTAGTTTCTCATAAAGCCTTAATACATCATTCTCCCAAAACGTCAAGCTCGTGCGTTATAATATCGTTCAAACTCTCACCAAAACCGACTGCAATCATCTCTTGGATGGGTTTTCCAATTAATGGGTAGTTGCTCATAGTGAATGGTTCTAAGCCTTTGCCTACACCTTCTAGGTCTAAAGTAGCTACATCTCCAGTTAATTCCAATAACTGTCCTGGAAGTGGGGCTAGTATTTCTTGTGGTCCACCAAACATAATTGGGTCTATCAGATACTCTAAAGGTCCTCCAATACCAGAGCCCTTTACTATTCTAAACCACTCTCTGCCGTTCATATCCAAAGGATTTAAAGGCTCTTCAAATCTAGACAAGTCTTTTAACACAGTTACAAAGTAGCTCATAGCTAGTGCTGAACTTGTGTAAGCTAAAAACTCAGACATTCTACGAGCACCGAATGGGTGATCCCCTTGGTAACCAGTTAAGAACCTAGCTAACATAATACGACCCATAGACAGTGGGAACGAAGAGTATTGAAATGCTGTTCTAGCTGTCTCTCCCATAGGTGTACCAGCCTGAAACAAACCACGAGACATTGCTTGTGAGCCAGCATCTGGCTCCATAACTGCTTGTCTCATGTGAGTAAGTAAAAACTGTCTTAACTTCGATGACAACTGAGCGTCATCTCCAATAGACGTGGGTCCTATTCTCTTTACCCCATCTTGTGTCTTCTCTATGTATTTTTTTAGTTTCTTTACTTCGGCAGGTGTAAATCCAAAATCAGCTAACTCTCTCAGTAGCTGTGGACTAGCGTTAGAACCTTTTGGTAACTCAGCTGCTAAGTGTTGTGTAGCTAAGTTTAAGAAAATATCTTGGTGTATTGTAGTAAGCTTAGTTAAGCCATTTACTGTGAACAATAAGTTGTTTAACTTACCTGTCAAATCCATGCTTCCAGACTCACCAATAGCAACACGAGAAGCTAAGGTCCTAAGCAGTATATCAAATCCTGCAGCTTGAGCTGACAACCATTTTGTTGTTTCGTTCTGCTTGTCTCCAAACCTGCGTTTTGCACTTTCTTGGTAGCTGTGTAACATTTCTTTGATGTGACCATCATAATCAGCACCCAACAACCTCATCTGACTAGCAATCATAGGCACGTCAGTTAGTGTAGACAAACCAGATCCAGGTAAGAATATAATGTTAGAGATTTGTCTTATTTTCTTACCAATAAGTGATAAGTGGGCGTCTACAGGATTATCAAGATTACCTGACAAATATTCATGTGTTGCGTTTAATACTTTGTACTGTATTGAAGCTCTACCACTTTTAGCCGCAGCTTCGTCAATGTTTAACTCTTTCAATATTTGGCTAAATGTTGCTGATGGATCAGAACCCATGTGTCGTGCTACTGCTATCTGCTCTGACCTACCTCTTATTTGGTCAACCATAAGTTTACCAATATTGTCAAAACCACTAAAAGTTAATATAGCATCAACCTCAGTAGCTTTCTTGAATGCAATCTTTCTAGATTTTGCTGCAGAAGCATTTACATTACCTGTAACCTCATCAAATTCTCCTCGCACGATTTGATCATACATGTGATCTAACATCTCAACCACATTAAACTTTTTAACACCTTTACCTGTGTTCATTATACCACCATGCAACCTAGTTGTTTGGTCCAAGTCTATAAATGAAAGCATCTTGTTAACGAAGTCTTGTTTAGACATCTTAGTTATTGCCTCTCGGCTATATGTCTGTGTCAAACCAATAAAACCTCTACTCTCTAAGATAGGTATACCAATCTTATTCATATCAGTCAGTTGATTTCGTTGCACTTGTTTTATAACACGTATCAACTCTTCAAAACCTTCAACACCCTTCCATGCTTCAGGCATTCTTCCCTGCATAGCTTCTAGGATGTCACGGTTAAACTTATTTGAGGCTTGTTTTAGGTTCTCACCATAAAGTCTATACGAGTCAGCTAAATCATTGTTTTTAAATGCTAAACCCCAATTTAAAGAGTTCTCAGCCAAGAATAAGTTTCTAAGACCAAAATCTTCTATTACCTCTAGTATAGGTACTAAGTCTTCTTGAACCTTGGATCTTAGTGCCATATCAACAGATGACGTAGAATTTACGCCACTTGTGACAACACCATCAAGATGGTTCTGTAGTAAACGAATCCGCTCTTTTGTACTTAGTGCTATTGCTTCATTCAGTGTTCCGTTCTTAGTTCCAGCTGCGACTTTGTTTATAGCGTTTACGACTGCTACTTGGTCAAGCACTGTACGAGTAATTTTTGCATTCTTCTCTACGTTAATATGTCTTTGTATTAACTTACGCTTCTCACCAGGAGTTAGGGATGGGTCGTTCTTAATGTACAAGACTCTTGTTAGGTCTTCAAAATCTAATACCTTTGCTTTAGTTGGATCAAGCTTACCACTCATTATCTTAGTTGCCTCAGCAACACGAAAACCTGTATCTTTGTTAATCTTCTTTAAGATTGGTATGACTTTAAACACAAAGCTGCCTTCTTCATAACCTAGCTCTTTTAACTTCTCTACTACTTCTTTGTAGTGTTTATCACGCTGACCTTTCTTTGGCTCGCTAAGGAGTATAGCTGATGCCTGCTCATCACCAATAATTTCATTTATGGTGTCAACAAAGAACTTTTCTGGCTCATTACGAACCTGATCCAGTTCTTTAGCTCTATTGTTAAATGACTCTGATGTTCTAGCTTTCCTAGGTCCAACCTCTGGTGTTTGTGTTGGATTGAAGTCTAGCTCCATCTGACCTAGTTTTACTTCTAACTCTTTTTTAGTCTCAGGGTCTTTGTTTGCAAGTTTTGTATCTTCGTCAGACTGAAATCCTGTTTTTTCAACAATCTCTGGACCGTCTCCAACTTTCTCATCACCAACCCTACGAACCTCTATCCCAGCTTCACTTAAGATAGCTTTATCATTGTCAGTAAGTTTGTTGATATTTCCTGTTTTAAATGCTTCGTCTAATCTTTTATACAAAGCACTGTTTTCAGTCTTTAAATCTCTTAAAGTTTTTTCACCTGTTTTTAGGTCAGTTAAGAACCTGTTGGATATAATTTTATCTAACTCCATCCGTTTAGATGTCGCATTGTATATCCGTATAAAATCTAACGCCTCTGTAACAGCTTCATCTGTGAGTGGTTTGTTAGCGTCTGAAATAAACTTACGTAAATGTTTAAACTTACTAGCCATTTTACGAGCTGTTGGGTCGTTACTGTATGCGTAATTTAAAGCACCTTCGTAATCACCCTCATCAAGCATTTTACTGATCTGTTTGTTGACCCTAGTAGTCTTATTGATCTTACTTGCTTTTCTCATGTTCACCCCTGTTGACACTATACCAAATGTAGCTGCCTCGAACGCTGTACTTAGTGGTATATTTACAGCTGAATCTAAAGCAGTGTACTCCTGTCTGTCGTTGTACCGCATAAGACCAGAATAAGGCACCTCAAATAAAGTATTGGTAACAGCCGATGCTTTTACAAAGTTAGTCATTGTGTGAAAACCAGCTGAAATCTTTTTACCTGCTCTTGCTGCGTGAATCGCCTTAACTGCAGTAAGTGCTTTTACAGGTGGTAGTGCAGAAATAGGCTCAAGTAAAGAACCACCAATAAACCCTAAGCCCTGAATACTAATTAAACCAGCATCTTGATCAACAATCTCTTCTGTTAAACTATCACGCAATGCCGCATCAATTCTATAACTAGTAGCAAGAGGTTTTTCACCTTCTTCATGCTGAAGTCCTAGGCTCTCAAGACCTTTGGTAGCTAGTTTAAACTGCTCCTCTGTGATTGGGTCGCTCTCGTCGTAATGTTGAGCAGACGCCCTACGTGTTGCTTCTATACTCTGACCCAATAGGTTGTTTCTAAACCCTGAGCTAACAGACTCTACAAATTGTGCAGGTAAATCGTACTTTGTTATGTTGTAAGGCAGCTTCTTGATGTCTGTCTTATAGTCTTCGACTCTTGTGTGTAAAAACATGTTATTCTATACCGTGAAAATTTAAGGTAGCGTCCATAAATCTGTTGTCTTTCATAAATAACCCAAATGGTGTGTCAAAAGCAGACGCACCAATATCTCTTATCATACCCACTGCTGGGTTTTGTAAGAAAGCACCATCTTCGCTTCTATCCCTAAATATACCTACATTTATGTGCCGCTCTTTTGATGCATTAACTGATCCTTTAATGTTCTCCACAGGGACAAATAACTTTGTTTTATCTTTGTCGTCCATTTCGAGGTACATTGTGTGTTTTCCTGTGGTTACGTCAAGGAGTCTTACTCGATACCCCTGAACACCATTTTCCTCAGTATACTCTAATTTTGCAATGGGTACATCTTTTACACCTATTCTATATGTGTTAAAATACAAACCTCTTGCCATCTCTCTTCTCTTGTCTTCAGTAAGATAATTTCTAATAGCACTGTATGCAGGCATATTAGGTGCAAGGGCAGTAATCCCTCCAGCACCAGACGCATACTTTTGTTGTAACTCCAACAACTCGGCTTGTTCTTCTTCTGACATACTATCATACAAGTCAGGCATCAACTCTCTGACGAGTTGTGGTGATTTTAAAACAGCTTGTTCAATAGCTCTAGGTATTACTGCTTCCATTTGTTTCGCCACCTCAACAAAAACACCTGCCTCAACAGCACGAACTCCATTATCCGAAGACAGTTTGTCCTTAATTAACTGAGTTGGTCCTGCAAGCAAGCCTTGGTTCATATTAGGGTCAATATGCTCGTTTAGTGAAGAAGGTATGAAAGTATCTCTGCCGTTAGCACTTCTGTACACGCCTTGTCTAGTCAAGTATTTTTTCTCAAGATCTCTTGTATATGCTATGATCTTTTTTGAACTACCTCCTGGATTTTGAACATACGCTTCATCGAGAAGTTGTTTAAACCCTTTTAGATAAGCACTTGCCATTGTAGAATCACCTGAAACTTGATAGACACGATACATATTAAACATCTCAGATTCATAAGCCTCTGGGTCTGATTTAAGTTCTTCAACTAGGTTGTTAACTAGTTTCGTATTTTCAAGTTTTGAGTCTGAAAAAGTAGTTGCCCACCACTGAGCACCTCGCTCTACCTCACTTTGACTAACTCCAGAAGAAACCTGAAAGGCTGCATAGCGTAACATCAACTCCTCTTCCCCTGAGATACCCACTTTTCTAGATGCTGCATGAAGCCCTGTGACATCGTTGTTGGTAACCATCTCTGTAATATAGTTTCTTCTTCCAATAATATCGGTAGATTCTGGGAACTTCTCAGTAATTGAGTTGTTTGCAAAGAACTCAGGTATAGTTAAATTGGGTAATGCTTGTGCAATTTCCCTCGCTTCGTTGTACTTTGCTCTGAGTTGTGAAGCTGTTACACTCCCATCACCTCTTTTATACGCTTCATACGCAATTGCGTATTCTGGGTCTATCATAGCAAATGCTTGAGGGTCACCATTTTCCAAAGATGTTTTAAATTTTTTTACAAAGTTATTTACGTGATTCTTAAACCTACTTTTATAGTTGTTGGGTAAGTTTTGTAATGTAAGGTTAAATTGTGGATCTTGATTACTCAACACAGCAGCAGCAGATGCGTAAAATAATGATGTTCCTTCATCATTCATGCGGTATAGCCCTAGGTACTCTCTGTCAGCTTTAATCTTTAAGTCTTCTGAGGAACCCTCTTTTAGTACATGACCATATGTTTCTATAGTTGCATCTAACTGACCAAGTAAGTCTTCTGCACTGTGGCTCATACCTACAACAGAGTTAACATCCACCAAAGAGGCTGCCTTATTACTTATATCGTTTGCCTGTACTTTGAGTAAACCAGCAATACTATTAGGGTCATTTACCCTCTTCTCTGCGGCTCTTACAGTAGCCCCTAGGGTGTCTGTAAGCTCATCTTTGTACATCTCAGCAGGGATACTTTCATTCGCATATTCAAGTACCTCTAGTGCATCTTCATACTCTTGTGGAGTCATTGCTGAGTTAAGTTGGTGTTTTAAAGCCGCTATCAAAGGCTCAGTGTGCCCCTGATAAATGCTTGATGCAAGACCCTCACCTCCAGCTTCTACTGTGGCTTGAAATCTCTCACTACTGAAATAATCTATCTGACTCTTTAAAAGGTCAGTATCATATCCCCTACTCATGTCAAGGTTGTCAGAAAATGTTTGGGAGTATGCATTTACATTGTTTTTAATACCTGTAGCCCTGTGTCTGTCAGCCTCTCTACTTCCAGCTAACGCATTCTCAACTTCCCAGAGTTGTCTTGCTCTGTTTTTGTACTTTGCAAAACTATTTTCATCATACAGTGGTGCTAAGTTTTTAGATGCACCATATGCTTCAAAATCTAATGAATCTGGATCAAGTGCTGCAGCCTCTTCTTGACCTTGTTTAACTTCGTTTATGTCTTTAGATTTTAACTTGTTAACTGCTATTGTGAAATCAGCACTCCAATCAGAAAACAATCTATCAGATGTCAACAAGTCGGACTCTTTTTGTTTCTTTTGCTTTATTGAGTTAAGCGTCTTTCCAACGTTTGTCAGACTTTGACCCACGGTAGATGGAGTGCTTATTTGAGCACTATAAGACCCAAATGACTCTAACGATGCTTCTGACTGTTTTGTTGCTTGTACTCTAATATCCATAAATTAATTTTCCATCTGTGAAGCTTCTGCTAAGCCTGACGCTAAATTTCCTAATGCGTTTGTTCGTGTTGTAGACGCAGCATTTTCTAAATCATTAGCCCTGTTATTGCCAGCCATAATAGTCATGTCTGCTTTAGTAAAGCCAGCACTAAGTGCAGCTGCACCTTGACGTCGAAACTCATCTGCTTGTGCAGTGTATTGTGCCCCTGCTCTTGATGCTTCCACATATGTCTCCACCTCTTGAGAGAACATGTCTTGCATACCGCTCTCTAAAACAAAGTCAAAATCAGCACCCATGTAAGCACCTTGGTTCTTTAGTTTACCCAATGAATACAAGTCTTTTCTTTTAGAAGTTTCTAACGTTCTTTCTAATGCAATCAAAGCATCAGTCTTCTTCCTCTCCTCACCTAACGCTCGGAAATTAGCAACTTGCTCCTCTGATAATGCATTTTGTTGTTGTACAGTAGCATTGTACTCAGCCTGCTGCCTAGCGGCTTGAGCTTGATACTCCATAGCCTTGGCTTGGTCTCTTTGAGCTTGATAACTTGTTACTGCTCCTACTACTGCTAATGCTACTCCCATGGTTTATACGTGTATGTCTGACTTAGTTATTAGTGCTGAAATTGTTAACGGATAAGGTTCACTGTGCCTTATTTGAGGTATCTTATCTTCTCCATACATTGAGTTAGGTAAAGGCTTTTCTTTGTCAAAACCTGAGTATGGTTCTTTGTCGTAAGCTGTCAAAGTTTTTAAAGCTACTTTTTGGAAACTATCGCCAACACCTATCTCGTACGTAAGCCCAGACGCTATTAAAGCTTTAGCGGTAACTACACGAGACTCTTCTGTTCCAAACACGTTTCCATTAGAAATATCATAACTTGGGTTCATTGGTTTTGCTTTAGCTGTATACTTCTTACCTAAACAATAATTTAAAATCTGTCCTGGAGTAGTATCATTCATCGCACCTTTTTCTATAAGCTCACTCTCATTTACACTTACAGCAAAAGTATTTCCCATAGTTGTAGTTATAGTCTTAGTGCCTATATACACATCATTAACTACTAAATCAAGCTCATCACCTTGACTATGTAAATCTGTTAAGGATTCTCGTTTATAGTCTATTAGCCTGTAATAGTCCCCATCTGAAGCAGCCGACATATCACCAGTTACTGTAAGTGTGTCAGCTGTATTTGAAACAATGTCAAAATGCTGTCCATATAATGGATGCTCTGGAGTAACGAACGTTACGGCGTAAGACACATATTGATCAACAACCCAGTTAGCTCCAGTCTCTGTTAAGGTTGTAGTCCCCACTGTGGTTGCTGCGGAATCAGATCTTATTAACTGAGTACTGAGGCTAGTAAAGAACATAGGAGCTCCACTTCCAGGGTTACCAAAAGAACTTGTAGCAAATCCAACAGTGGCTCTATCTAGATAGCAGTTTAGTGAAAAATCTAAGTATTGATGTGTAAGACCTGATTCTGTTTTTACTGTTATCCACACCTGATCAATATCATTTACAGAGCCTTCACGCATAACACATATGTCTTGTATGTCACCATCAATCTCAACTTTTGACCAAGCATAGAAGTTTTCAGCTTTGTAGTAAGTAAGTACATACACTCTATGTTGCTCTGTTAATAACCAAAGTCTAGGTTGCGGTGTGTGTTGGTAAGCAACTGTTTTTATACTGTCATCAACGAATATTGGGTATAAAAGCTTAGATACATCATTTGTAAAATTACCATTTGCCCCTTCGTAGTTGTACTCCATCAACCTAGAGTTAGATTGATCAGGAAAGAATACAGAAGAACCAACTAATATCCCATCTCTGTCACAACCCTCATCGTCTGTCATCTCAATTCTGACTGATGTTGGGCTGACTGACGCAGCAAACTGATTTGGAAGTAATCTAAAAATACCACCTGTTGTACCTATGATAAGCTGAGTACCACTCTTTATCCACCTAATGGATGAGTTTATATTAGATAAAGGGTATGAAATACCATTTGTGTCTAAAACTTGTTTATTAGGCTCAACTGGACTAAAATCTAATTCCTCCCCTACTTTACTAAAGAACACATAATTAGGTTGTTTGTACGTACCTCCGTAAACCCTACGTTGCTCATATTTTGCAACTGTCCGTGGGTAGTTGTCTGTATACCAAGCACCCAACCTAAAGGAATCTATTCTACCACTGTCTTGAAGTGTGTTTGTTACAGGGTTCTTAGGGAATGGTGATAACAACTCTGCTACAACATGCGTAGCTGAAACAAATCTCTTAATCTTAAAGTACACATGGTTCTCTGTTAGTGTACCTAACAAATGCCTGTCTACGTCTGTTGTGTTAAATGTGTTACCTGTTGAGTTAATTGTAATCTCATTGGCTACCACTGTAACAGTTAAACTACCTGTAGTTGAAATAAGTCTTCCAGCTGTGTGGTTTGTTGTGTGCTCTTCTACCACGTCTGCAGTTGAATCACACTCTACTTCGTCAACTTCAATTGTAGTTGTTAAGTTAGCGACAATGTTTGTGTCATCGGCAGCTGCAGCTACTCTATCAGTATTTCCCCCATTGTTGTGGAATGCCGTGTACATTGTAAATGTACCAGTAGAGCCAGCTAAACCACTTGGCAAGACACCAGCAACAATATGTGCGTTACCAGCGTCATTTATATGCTTTACATCAATATCAGCACCACCCAAACGTAAAAACTTATATACATCTCCAGCATTATAATTTGCTTCATTTAATGTAGCTTGTCCTCTTATATAGTCAACAGCGTGCCTTTTAACACCATTGTGTTGTTTAATTTTCTGCCACCTAGTCCTACTCCTGTCATTCTGTAAAGGCAGATCAAGGGCTCTCCTATCGTCAGCAACTCTTATCCAAGCACCTGCTTGGTTGTTGGAAAAAATTCTAACATCAGAGCGAACAACAATATCACCAACTGGCACTCCAAACCTCTTTAAAACATCTTGATCGCTAGTGCTCCCACTTGTGTCGCCATTGTTATCTACCAAATAAAGTCTGGCTTCTTTGTCTTCAATATCAACAACTGAGTCTACAGGCTCTACATATATAAAACCATCACCTGCATTGGGTAGTCCAACTTCTGGGTAGTTTGCGGATTGTGTGATAACCTTACCTAAAAGCCATACGTTATCTACTTCATACTCAACATAGTAATCAGTTGGGTTTGCGGAATTTGCTATTTCGTCAAAGTCTGATGAAAAACTAGATTCAAGCTTAGTAATTCTCTGTATGCTAGATGCTGTTAATCTGTCACCAGACTCATCAAGATCTAAGAACGGCTCTCTATCAAAACTAATTTCCTCAAAAGTCCAAACATCATCACCTGTAACTTCAACTTCTGCGTACAAATTTAAGTTTCCTGTTGGATTACCATCTGCATCCACTTCTTGTGATTGCAGGTTGTTGTACACAGAATTACCCTCAGTTGATCTGAGTTGTGCACTGTTAAAGGTTAACCCAGGAAACAATCTTCTTGGTTTATATGTTCCATGTGTCACATACAAAACATCTGTTTCCGCACTAAATCGTAAATCTTTTAAAGCACCTGCTCCATAAGGTGTGGAAATAGGGTTGAGAATCACGTCATTGTTCGCATCAACAAACGATGTCATAATTGCTCCATCACTACGAATGATATGTAAACCCTCAGGAAAGAAAATACATTGGTATGACCTGTTTGTTGCTAACAATATGTTAACGGAAACAGAATTCTCTGGTGGTCTCCATTTCTGATTGACTACAAAGCCAGGTCTGTATGACATCGGTCCTTGTAAATCAGGGAAAAAGTTTGTCATCTCAGTAAGAGACGACTTTGTTCTCTCAATATCTACACGACCTACTAAGTTTGGGCTTACAAGACCCCCAGAGAAGTTAGATACTACTGATTTATATCTTGCCATACCTTCTGTGAGAATCTAACAACCGTGAACTACTATCACCTATAAAATCCTGTACTGGACTAGAACGCCCTTCTAATATTCTCGCTCTGCTTAACGCTTTTAAATAGCGTTCATATAAAGCATCTGCTCGCTGTTCTGAGCCTGTCAGTTGTACACAAATCGCTTGGGCAATATATGTAGTAACAACATCATACAAAAACTCTGGCATTCTTTTTACTTGGTCAGCTGCTGTGTGATGACTGTTGCCAACACCAAGTCCCAATAAATTGGGTACAAATGAATATGTTAATTGTGCTTCTGAGTGATCTGTAAATAGTCTAGGGATTGATGACTCGTTTTCCACGTTTTCGTCATGATCTCCTGAAGTGTAATCAGCGTCCCCCATAGAGTGACCTGAAAATTGGTAAGGTAAGCTATACAATCCGTCTTTAGTTCTTAAATTAATAAGCATGTTAAAATCCGACGGCAGATTATACATGTATGTCAAAACCGAGGGGACTGGACTCTGTTTCTCATCCGTGTGTCCATAAGCGGCTGAAGACCCATAGTATGGTGGACTTTGTGTAGTGTTGTAATCAGAAGCATTAACATCATTACCAGTCATCAATACTGTTCGTGTGTTGTATTGAAACACATTGGTTCCAAAAATAGAAAATTGGGCATCTTTTAATGCACCATAAGCTGTGGTATATGAGATACTAGTAGTATCATCAGAAGCAACCTCAGGACTGCCTATCTTTCTTAAACCGCTGTTTAAGATATCATATAATGTAAAAGTAGTGGGTGTAGCCATTATTTAAAAAGGGAGTACCCCCTAGCATATAAGCTAGGAGGTAACTCGATAAGATAATTACTCTTTACAACGGATTTCTCCTGCAACCTCACCCCACATACGTGAAGCACCTGCACACATCTTGAAGTAGATGTAAGGAATGTTCTTCTTAGAAGGAACTCTCCATACGTCTCCCTTAAGAGATGTACCAGTTGAGAACTTAAGTGCCTTAGGAGTTGCGACGATAACACGACGCTCATCAGCTGCTGCACCAGTTGACATCTGTAGACGCTCAGTATGGATGAAACGGAATCCCATGAATGTAGTAACCGATCCTTCTGCTAGTGCTTTACGTACTGCATAGTCTGAGTTAATAATTTCATCAATCCCTAGTAGATCCATAAGTTGTGTATGTGTACAGAACACATTAACAACGTCGTCTTGACTGATTGCTTCCAAACGTAACATTGTTTGGCGAGCTGCTTTAAGTTTGGCAAGAGTGAGACCAGTGTTCGCACCACCATAATCAGCTCCAACTGAGAAACCTTCTGTGTCGCCTGCGACTAGAGTGTAATCTCCAACTGTTGTAACTGGGTTTGTGATACCTTTAGAGATGGTACCAACTGCGATGTCAGCATTTCCCTCGGCTGTTGCAGCACGTGAGAATGTAACTGATGTTCCTCCTGACTTACCTGTGTAAGCAGTTCCGTATAAGGAGTCGATAATAATGTCATCAATTTTACGTTTACCAGAAGCTAATAAAGCTTGTGTGTAAGCGTTCATTGGATCAGTAAGAACTCGTTTGAGATCTTTCTCATCAACATATTTACCTAACTCGTAGTCTACAAGACCGATACGACGTCTGTCGTGTGCGATCTCAGAGTTTGGATTGTCTCCAAAACGAGTTGTATTCTCCTCCATATCTTCGGCTGCACCGATTCTATCGAAGTATTGATACTCTTCGTTTTGGGATTCTTGTTCGAAATACGGTTGAAGTTTCGATTCTGTTTGCTGGAATGCTTGTTCGAAACCAGCTTTGAAAGCTTCAACGTATGCTTTTTCTATTTGGTTATCCGCAGCTGCTCCCCCAGGGTATGCACCAGTTGTTGATGTATTACCATTAGGGTTATTAGCACCGTACGAATATCCTTGATAACCTACATTTGCCATGATTTTATATAATAATTAGAATTTAGAATGAATAGTTTGTTTTCAATAAGCTACCCTTTCGGACTCATCTAGTTTTACGATACCAGCGGCTTTCCAAAGCTGTTAATTGGACCTAAAAAATAGGCTACCCAATACACATCGAATAGCCTACTTTGTAGATAATGTCAAGTCTGTTTACGACTAAGAGTACAGTTTAGCAAATAATTGTTCTCTTTTTGCTAAGATTGCGTCACGTTCTGATCGCTTATCAAGCGGCAATGACGCTGGATTCGTTAACAACAGGTCTTTATTGTTTGTATCTATATCCTGTAATTGTGCTCTAAGTGAATGCACATTCTCATTCCCAAATCCAGATGTTGGATCTGTGTTATTCACTACAGGTAAAGAATCTCCTGATATTTCTGCGATTTTGTTAAATAGTTTTAAAACACCTGGGTGATTTGCAACATATGGATTTGCTTCAACTAACTCCCTGATTTCAGGTATGTCAGTAGCAATAGCCTCATACGCTTGGTTTGAGGCTTCGACGTTCTTATCATACAATTGACCCCACTCTCCACGAAGATCCATGTTGTATTTATTTAAGGTTTCAGTTTGCTCTTGCGTACTGATTTTATCTGCGTCCATAATCATTGTACTGTACGCTCCATATAACTGATCGAACTGTTGTTGTGACAGCCCCATAGTACCTGCTAAGTCCACAATCTCTTGCATAGTGTCATCCTCAAACTGCGGTACGCTCTCTGGATCATAACCCTCTGGTAGACTTACAGAGTCTGGTATCTCATACTCACCACCCTCTGGTCGTATCGACTCATAGTAGCCATCCCACTGTTCTTGTGTCCAATCCTGTTGGGGTGCCTCTAGTCGTTTCTTTCCTAACGCACTTTGAGCATTAACCATTTGGTCAGCTAGTGCTTGGAAGTTCTCTGTGCTTTGAATTGATTGCACAGACTGTAAATTCTCTGGCAATGAACTAACAAACTGTTTATACACATCAGGACTAGCAAAATCTATTCCTTGTGTTGGTGCAGCTTGTTGTGTTTCTTGTGGTGCGGATTCAAGTCCTCCACCCAAGGTTGTTGTGTTTTCTTCTTCAGACATCTTTATTCTCTAATTCTAATTTTGTGATTAATTGCTGTGGATCGTCTTGACCCAATAGCGATAAAAGGCTCATAGCAAACCTACGTCTACCTTCACATTCTCGGAGTTTGTTTGTGTCTGAATGAAAGACAGGCTTTGTAACATGACACTCTTTTAGCAAGACTTCAAAGAATCTCTTACCTGCTGGAGTCTCTAATATAGTGACAAGGTCGTCTTTCAACTTAGCTTTTTGTCTAAGTCTTTGTAGGCTGTTTAGTACTGACATTATATATTTAGTAAGCCACCAATACCTTCTGGATCAGCCTGCTTAGCTTGAGCAACATCTTTCATAGCTCCACCTATTTGTGGTGCAGCTTGTATAGCTTGTTGTTCTTGCTGTTGTTGGGCTTGAGCCTCACGTTGTTGGTCTAACTCTTCCTGTGATTTTATTACTGTAGGTGATATATTTCTATATTTTGCGTAGCTTTCAAATAACTCTCGTTCGTTGATCGCTTCCAACACTTCTGGTTTAACTTGGGCTAGAGGAGCTAGGTCTTGCATAAACGCACTAATGTCACTTAGTCGTGTAGCGTACTGTGCTTGTGCACTTGGGCTTGTGTATGTTACCTCCAGTCTCGCACCATTTAGAGATTCTGGTGCAGGAGGTAGTTGTTTATTTCTTTCTAATAAACTGTATGTAATATTAATAGCAGGTCCTAAATACTCAGACTCTAGTCTGTTAAGCAGTGGGGCTAGTTGATTTAACATCTGACCTCTGCTGTCTTGTATTTCTATAACGGACTGACGTTCTTTCTTCTCTTGTCTAATAATTTGATCCACAAAGAATGAACGATTAATAGTTTCACGATACATACGGATCATCTCCATTATGTATTGTGGTTGATTACCTGCTAAAATTGGTGATGGCTTTTCACTACCTGGCTCGTGAAACATAACTTGTCTAGAGCCATACTTCATCGGAAGCATGATACTGTCTTCCTCAGCTGTAAGCGTAGGAAAGTTTAAATACTCAGCAGAAGTCAAAGCTTCTTTTACCATCTTGTTTAGTACACGTATTTGAGACAAGCATGTGAATGCTGGTCCACGTCCGTAAACTTCATCTGCAAGTTTAGCCCAACGTGGTACTAAGAAAGTCATATATGATGAACCATCTACTTTAATTGGCTCTTTAAATGCAGGAGACCAATAAGTAACTGTGTAAGGTCTCTCACTACCTACTCTACCACCTTTCTTGCCGTTTTCACTAGGCTCAATAGTGTATACTAACTCATATTTGTCGTGCACACCTTTTGTACCATCAAAACCATCTAGTCTTTCGATGTCTGGGAATGTCTGCAACAATTGTCTAGCTGTCTTGTAACATCTATAGTAAACAGTGTCAATTACCCCATTATCATCTGTATCAAAGAACACATCAGCTAGTGGTCTAGCTTTAAAGGTAACAACCCCATTAATGTATGAAACCTGTACTGGTGCAGTACCATAAGCACCTATATCTAAGAAACATTCGTGACTAGTAGCGTAAAACTGTGATTGAGGGATTGATAGCTCGTGCAACACTCTGTCAGCCACATTCTGCAAGTAAATAAGCTCTTCTTCGGAAAGTTGCCCTGTAGGCACATCCTTTACCTTAAGATACATCCATCTGTCTGACTTAGGTATCATATTGGAGGAAAGACCGTTGGCAAACATTTGATTACACCACACAGCTGTGTCGTCGTAAATTTCCTGTGATCCATCTACCTGCGTAGGAGTGTGCCCATGATCAAACTTGTTTGAGTTTGGACGCACATATCTTTGTGAGTCCTCAAACATGTGATCTAAATTAGACCGTAAGAGCTTTAGCTCTTCATATCTTTGTAATAGTTTATGCATTAAAATAAGCCTTTACCTAAGCCAGAAAATAACGCCCTTGTTCTTTTTTTGTCTTTAAAAAGCATTCTAGCCACTTGTTGTGGGCTACGTACCTGTGTTTTCGCAGATGCCTGTTTAATAGGTCTTGCTGCGATCGGAGTTGGCGGCGGTGCTGGTGCAGGCGGCGGAGGTGGAGGTTCTGGTGCTTTTGGTTTTTTTCTTCCCATAATAAATTAGTTTAAACCCTTCCCAAGGGTAACAGGCATAACCTGTCTTCCTACTCTTGCTTTAACTTGAATAGGTTTCCTGGTTTTTGCTTTTCTTTTATACGCTGTGACTGCGTCAGTTGTATGTCCTGCTAACGGTGTATAACCACCAATAGTTGGTGCTTTAGGTTTTGGTGCCGCAGGAGCAGGAGCAGGAGCTTCTTTTTTCTGCAACTGGCGTGCTTGAGTTTGGAGGGGCTCTTTCATAAGACCTGGTCTAGCCTTAATACCTGCCATAGCCTTTAGTATAGGCTGAACCTTTTTGTTTCTAAATGCTCTAATTCCCATGACTACTTACTTTTTTGTATAATCTGCTCCATGAATAAAATTTAAATACATCTTCTGTATTCTTTGGTATATCTCGATATCTACTAATTGCCACTTTGTCAAGCCGATATGGTGCTAAATCCATAAACAGCTTAATTGGATTAGGTAATTTAGCAGCAGCGTACCCTATTTGCCAATACTCACCTCTAACATCTATACCCAACAATAACCACAAAGGTGTGTGTAATACTACTCCACCACTTCTATGATGCCAACTAACTAGCTCTTCGAAGTCTTCTCCGACGGAGTTGTAGTTAATTATCGCCTCATCATATAATGTTAGATCACCAGGTAATGTTCTGGACTTCATACGTAGTTGATTTCTTCTTGTTGTCTAGTGACGGCTGCTTTAAACCTACCGCCATTGTACGAAATGCGTCAGCTCCATGAGAATTAGAGTCGTGTACAGCTTGCTTTCTAAATACTTGCTTACTTGAATCCCACTCCTTGTGGTACCCCTTTAACGCCTCGATACCTCTAGCACACTGCGTCTTGTTAAACCAGCACCTTGGTAGCAGGGCTCTCACGGCGTCAATACCATCGATAACTGGTAACTTCCTTACTGTGGTAAATTTTAATCCCATGCTACGTGCGATCTCTAATCGACTCTTACCTGTGCCTAACTCACGTACTTTAATATCGTGTGGGGCGTAATGCTTTCCATAACTAACATCTTTCATAGCTGCCCACTTGTTTAACTCACGAGCATAATGGGGAAGACCCTCCCCACTATTCTCGTAATAATGCACCAACCGAATCTCCGATTTAAATATTTGAAAGAACCATATACTAGTTGCGTCATCCATACCAAGATCCCACGCCGTGTGTACTGGCAACATCGGCTCTGGGTGTACTTCTTCTAAAATACGTTTGTCCTTATACGCTTTGGTCATATATGTACCATAGTATGATCCCTCCACTGGAGTCTTGAACGAACACATGTACTCCGACTGGAAACGTGCTTCATTGTTTAACTCATCTCTAGCTTTACGTAACTCGTCTGGTGCTATCGCCTTTGTGTCTTTTACAGATAGATGACTGCTATACCATGCTCCGTCGGCTTGGGCTTTTAACAACATCTTGTAAAAATGATTCTCACCACGAGGTGTTCCATTGAACAACGCCCACCCACCATTTTCTGCCAAGATGGGGTTGATCAACTGCCACGCACTGGGATCTGAAATACTGTACTCAGAGAATACACATCCTACTGGGTTTGCTCCCACCATCTTATCTGGGTCGTCAGAACCCATAAGTTGGATGACGCTACCGTTCTTTAGATGAATACGCATCTCCTGCTCACTCTTCTTCTCAACTAACTCCTTTGGAAAGTAGTCAATGAATTTTTTACCTTCCCCTGTCATACCATTCCAAACAATACGTCTAGCCTGATTACCATAGGGGAGGACGTACCAATATGTACCCACACGCTGCAATGCCTTCATTGCTACGATATTAACACAGGTCAAATCCTTACCAGCACGACGATGCCAAGCAACAACAGCTCGCAAGCTGCGTTTGTTCTGCGTCATGTATTTGATTAAAGGGAGCTGGTAATCCCTTGGCTCCCATCCCTGGGCAGGTACTTGTACGTTCATTCTTCTTCTTGTATGTCGTCTTCTTGTTCAGCTTCCCACAACACATCAATCATGTCAGTCTTACCTTCCATGTCTTCGTGGGTCTCTTTGATCAGCATTCTGCCAACCCTGAAATTACTGTAGTCATAGTATAAATCGCCATCGTCATCCATCACAACGAACATGTAGTTAGTGAAGTGCTCGCCTAGATTACCTCTAACTCTATCAAATAACTCATCATGATCCTCAGTTATCGCCATGTTTTTCTTCTTCGCTTAAAAATTCGTCATACCCTTCTTCTTCTACTATGTCTGCTTGTACCTCTTTGGCAAGGTCGGATTTAGCAACTTTTGAGAAATCTACTGATAATATCTTCATTTCTCCTGTGATATTCTGCTGCACATCAACACTCTTAAGTTTTGGCTGAGTGAAGCTGGCAAGCTCCTTCCAGATGGCTATCTTGTCCTTTTTAGCCACTGAGTCATCCTGAGTGTAGTTCATAAGCTCCTCGATCGGATTGATCCCTCGCTCGGCAAACATAGCTAGTAATGCTTTGCGTTGCTCACTCGGCGTCGGTGCTTTGGACATCATATCCATGAATTGCTTCTTGGTGTCTAATGTCTTCTCCACTTTCTTTAGCTCCTTTTGAGCTTGTTTCATGTCATCTTCTGCTTTCATTCGTTTTCTATGGCATCTGGATCTCTTCGCATCGATCTTACGCTGTGCCTGTAAAGGTCTTTTTTTCATTCGATACAATGGTTTATGAACGATTTTGGTTCAAATGTCAAGAAAGTGTAGACACTTATGACACCTTGTAGACACCAAAAACAGGGTAGGTGTCTGTCGTTATATTATAGTATTATCAACGACTTAGGGAAGTGTAGACACTTATGACACTTTTTTGGAGGTCTTGCAACAGTTTTGTTTAACACCTAGAAAAAAGTGTACTTTCCGTCTACAAAGTCGTAAGTCGTTGATAATACTTAAGACTTATAACAGCCACCTACAAAAAAAAAGTGTCTACACGGTGTCACAAGCGTCTACATTTATACATATGTTCACTACTTTTTCTTAAAAATTCAAAATTGGATGAGCTAGTAGGGACCCTATCATACGTTTTTCCTTGATTCCCCCCATTGCCCCCCATCAAACATAAATGGTTCTGGAAGGTTCGGTGTACATATGCTCGCTTCGCTCGCCCTGATTCCCTGTATAATGTAGCTTAGGTTCGGTAGAATGTGCTCGCTTCGCTCGCTCTTATGTTCGGTATGAATGTAGTAGGCTCGCTTCGCTCGTTACTATCATCGGTGTATATGAATATAGCTCGCTTCGCTCGCCCTTCATTCCCTGGAAGAATATGCTCGCTTCGCTCGCCCTTAGGTTCGGTAGAATTGCTTCATTCCCTGGAAGAATTGCTTCATTCCCTGGAAGAATTAGCTCGCTGCTTCGCAGCTCGCTTTGCCCCTCGCTCGTAGAACCGAGCTCGCCCCTCAGCATCGCAGAGCCGATGCCTCGCCCACCCAGTCGCATCGCAGAGCCGATGCTCCCTCGGTCCTTCGGACCTCGTTTCCTCGGACCTTCGGTCCTCGGTCCAACCGTGCACGCACCTACGGCTACCGCCGAGTCGCGTAACACGGTTCCTGTATCCGTAAGCCGTTGATGTCCAAGCCGTTACTATCACCTATGTCCCCAAGTTTCCGTCGTTCGGTGTTCCTGTAGGGTTAGAGTCTACCTAAGTGACTGACTATCACAGGTTTATCGATGCGTCTTGGCGTTTGGAGGGGAAAGCCTTCCCCTGAGTCGAGCCTTGCGTC